AAGTAAAAGTAAGATTGCGTTTTGCGATGTTAAAGCAATTTGAAAACCCCGTGGTAAGGGCTAAAAATAAAGCTATTCAAAAGAAAATTTGGAGTAACCCCAAACTTAGAGCTAAAATGAAAGTTATTCAAAAGAAAATTTGGAATACCCCCGAATTTAAAGCCAAGCATTATGGTAAGAATAATTCTAGTTGGATAGATGTCCGGTCATATCTTCCATATTCTTACAAATTCAATGAAGCTTTTAAGCAAGTAATTCGTGACCGTGACGGCAATACCTGCCAACTTTGCAGCAAAACTGAAGAGCAAGACGGTCGGAACTTGAATGTTCATCATATCTATTATGATAAAGATAACGAATGTGTGAATCCTTATGAGTTTGTCACTTTATGCAGAAGTTGTAATACCAAAGTCAACTCCAGAAGAGATTTTTGGATTGATTATTTTTTGTACAATTTTTATACTTACAAACATTTTGATAGAAAGAGCTAAATGGCAATTTTGGATGAATATGGATACAAACCGGATGGTAGGGAATTGCCACCGGAGTATCTTGTAAGGGTTACTAGTCTTCGTAATAGGGTTACTATTAAGTCTCCTTTGCAAGAAGATATTCATTTAAAAGTAAATTCTCAGTGGGTTCCTCTTCTTCCACACAATCTTTTAACGACTGCAAATCTCCTTGTTCAAGCAACAACACTGGGAAGAAGATCATTTATTACGAAGGCTACTACCCGCAGGATTTGGACTGGGTCTTCTCCGATGAGGTTGTCATTAAAGATGCGTTTTGAAGCTGTTGAGGACGAGATAAAGGAAGTAGCTTTTCCATTATATTATCTTAGTGCTATGGCATTACCTAGCCAAAGGAACTTGACTGAGAAGGAAATGAACGCTTCAGTTAATGGTTCTCTTGGCTTAAAGATTGGTGGTTTGATTGGCAAAGGTTTGAAAAATTTGTCAGAAAAAGCAGAAGATATTGCTACTCTTGGAGGAATTATTCCTCTTCTTTGTCCTCCAGGCCCTTCACCATTTAGTACGCAGACCATTTTGGATCTAAGAGCTGCCAGCAGTGTTTTGCCCACAGTTGTTGTAGAAGCTGGCACAAGCATTTTTGATTCTTTAGTGGGTGGTGACAAAATAATGATAGAGCTAGGAGATTTTATAACCTTTTACAATGTAATTATACAAGAAGTTAATTCTACTGTGCCCATAAAGTTTGCTCCTTCTGGTTGGCCAATTAGTGCGACAGTAAATGTTGGGTTTGAGACCTATGAAATGATGACAGTCGAGGATCTGGGGAATTGTTTTGATAAGAAAACTAGTGATTAGGAGATAACGGCGGGGTAGATAGGATATGATCCTACTGGTACTATGTACAAAGGCTAAGTGTGAATAGACTTGATTTTTACAATGTAGTGGAAGTGAATGGTGTTTCAGAATTAGATTTTCTTTGGAATTCACTTTCTGATTTCCAGATGCAATATGCCCCAACTTACTATAAGGTTATAGCTGGGGACTTGATGCGCCCAGATTTGATTAGCTTTAAATGTTACAGTAATGTTGATTTTTGGTGGGTTATTCTTTTAGTTAATGGTGTTCAGAATCCTCTGACCGATTTGGTGGAAGGGCAAATTTTGACGATTCCAAATAAGCTTGATATCTACAATTTTCAACAGAAATATCGGGTTCGGAGAAGCCGTTAATGGAAATAGTTGGTAATTATACTTGTAATGTTTATATCGGAGATGTTGTGGTCCCCCTTTCTCCACAAATGATTGAGGAACTGACAATAACTCAAGATATGGAAAGACTTTTACCAACATTTAAATTGGTTGTGGCGGACGCTACAAGGTTGCTTTCGGATACAATTCCGTATGATAAAGATTCCAACAGAATTAAGATAGAGATTGGGAGAACTGAGAATTCTTCGAACTTGAACATGTTTGATCTTTTTGTTAAAAGGCGCACATCCATATATCCTGGAGAAAGGGTGGCTTTAGAAGGAACTTTGAATATTCCAAGAGTTCTTACTAACAGGTTTAGTCGTGCTTTTACTGGCAATCTTAAGAACAGTTTGGAGCGGATGGTACACGAAGATATGGAAATTGCTGACACGGACGTGGGAGCTTCTCTGGATTACAACAAGGACTTTATCCAGCCTAATTGGACGGATGCTAAGCTTTTGAATTACCTTAAGATGAATTTGATAGGTAAGCACGGGGAAGCTGGATACGATTGTTATGTAAAGGTTGTCAAAGGGAAACCAATCTTTGGTTTTCATAGTTTGAATGAACATTTAGCTGGGGAAGTTTGTTACAATTTTATAGTTGGTCCCGAGCCGTATGAAGATTGTGTTCCTATTGGACAGTACCAGATATATGATGACTCTCAATTGCTTGCGGATTTGGGTGCAAGGACACAGTCTTTTAGATACTTTGATTATGATACTGGGGTTTATGAGGAAGGGGATGTTGATATTACTGAATGTCCTACCCTGTCCGAGTTCTATCTTATCGACAGTGATAGAAGTACTAGTAGCGTGCTTTTTATCCAAACAGGTAGGTCCAATGATTTTACTAAAGATTTTGCCGGTCGGGTGCAGAATAATTACTTTTCTAGGGTTTCTAATTTTGTTCATATGTGGGCTGTTACCCAAGGTTTGGAAAATATTGTTCCTGGAGATATTGTAAAGGTTGTTTTTGCAGAAGCATTAAATCGTGGAGATTTGTTTGTGTATCAACATTCTGGTTTGTGGTTGGTTCACAGGGTGGTTCATATTATATCCCACACATTTATGACCAACCTTTTGTTGGTAAGAGCTGGTGTGGACACAAATGTAGAGAATACTTTGCTGAAATCTCCTAACAGAGTAAGAAGATGAATAGTGTTTTTCGTAAAGATGATTTAAAGTACCCCATGTTTTACAGAGGGGAAGTTGTTTCTAACTCTGACCCGAGCAAATTAGGAAGGATAAAAGTTCGAGTTTTTGGAATATTTTCTAAAGCCATTCCGATAGCAAATTTGCCTTGGGCCATCCCAGCTTTCCCGATTTTTACTGGCTCTGGAAATGGATTTGGATATTTTGCTGTTCCAGAAGTTGGTACAAATGTTTTTGTGTTTTTCGAGGCGGGGGATTTTTATCAACCGGTATATTTTTTGGAAGCCCCTGATAGTGTTCATGGGCTTCCTTTGGAAAGGACAACAAATTATCCCTATCGAAAAGTTCAGAAAACAAAGAACGGTATTATGGTGTATATAGACGATCAAGCAAAAGTTGTAAGATTAACTCACCCTACTGGTAAGTATTTAGAAATGGATGGGAATGGTAATATACATATAGTTGGAGCTCACATAACGATAACCGGTGACCAGGTGGACATAAATCCATAGGATTTGATTTATGAAAATAGAAAATGATATTCTTTGCAACAAATGTGGTCAATCTTGTAAGGTCCTTATAGATGCTGAACATACTTGTTTCAATATGGAGGGATTAAGAGCTAAAATTCGTGCTGGGTATGGTTCGCAATTTGATGGCTCAATTCTGAAGTTTGATTTATGTGATGATTGTGTAGCAGAATTGATTAAAACTTTCAAGATTCCTGTACAAGAAACGGAATATGATCTATTTACTGGAGAGGAAATCTTAAGATAACAATGGCGGCTTTTCTTAGAAAAAACTTTGCTCACGGTTCTTTGGCCGTTCAATTAACGGCTATAGCTACCCAAATGACCTTGAACGCTGGCCACACTCTTCCAACAGATGCTGGCAGCTTCAGAGTAGTAATTTGGAATATGGTTGCTTTTCCAAATCCAGCCGATGACCCGGACGCGGAAGTAGTTACTGCTTCATACTCTGGGGTGCCTAATATTTACAACATTGTAAGAGCACAAGAAGACACTTTGCAAGTAACACATGCAGTTGGATCAGAAGTGGCTCTGCATTATACGGCTGGGGTGTCAGAGGATGATTTGGATTGGTTAGGTTCTAAAAAGGTGAATGAAGCGGGAATTGGAAATGATATGGTCCCTGTTGTTTCCGGGAGTAACTTAGTTTATAAGAAGATACTTGAGTACGATTCTGGTTTGGCTGTATTAATTGCTACGGTCTAAGGAAAGGAGAAGTTTTATGGCTCAGTACAGAATTCCAGTTGAAGAAACATTTAGTTGGCAAAGACCAGTAAAAGATATTCTTAATGATCCACCAGGAGGGCCAGCAAAAGGTGATCGTTATATTGTTGGTGTTGGGACTGGTGCTTGGTCTGGTAAAGACAATGATATTACTTGGTATGACGGAGCAGATTGGAAGTTTGATGTTCCTGCTGAGGGGTGGCAGTGTTGGGTTCAGGATGTAAATGAGTATTACTGTTATAACGGGTCTGCTTGGATTCTTTCAGACCTTGATGCAAAAGCTGATAAAGTTGTAGGAGCTATGGCTGGTGATTTTGCTTCTTTGGATTCTAGCGGTAACTTGGAAGACAGTGGTAAGAGTCCATCTGATTTTGAAGACGCTGGAGCAGTAGCTACCCACGAAGCAAATTATGATCATACCAAGATTCATACACAAAACACAGATACAGGAACAACCTCTCAAACTTTTCAACTACAAAGTGGTAGTGAAGGAGCAAAGCTCAAGAATAATGCTGGTGTGGTAGAGTCCCGCAATGCTGCGGATGATGCTTATGCTAATATAAAGGGCAATGATCTTGTAGCTGCTGGAAATGTTACAGATGGAACTAATGCTACATCTCCTGCTGGGATAAAGGAAGCCTACGATAGGCGAGGTTCTTATGATGCAGGTTTGGGTTGTATTTTGATGACGATAGCATAATATGGCGACACATAAGATAGCCTTGGTTGCTCCAGTAGACGGACTGACTCCTTTAAGCTTGGTGGCTTCGGATGCTAACAAGAAATTGGAGTCAGTCTCTCTCGGGGACGGTCTAGATTATGGGAGTGGCGGTCTGTTAAGCTTAATTCCTGGAGAGATAAACCATGACCTTTTACTAAATGTTCATCAGGATGTGAATACAGATGCGTCTCCTACTTTTGTAGATTTGATTTTATCTGCTCCTTCGAGTATTTATTCTCTTAGTCATAATTCTTTTGCAGATTATTCAGCCAACAAACACATTGACCACACTGCTGTTAGTATTACTGCCGGAACTGGTTTGACAGGCGGCGGGGATATATCGGCAACAAGATCATTGGCATTATCTCATCTTGGTATCGAATCTCTTACTGATCCTACAGCAGATAGAATTTTGTTTTGGGATGAATCTGCTCCTGATGCTTGTAAATGGCTTACAGCAACAGAGGGAGTTCAAATAAGTACTACCAACTTGAAAGCAGATATAAATGGTCTAACTGCTGATAGTTCTCCTGATAAAGCCGCTGATTATGTAATGACTTATGATGCTTCTGCCGGTACGCATAAAAAGGTGTTGCTCGAAGACCTTCCCAGTGGTGGTACTGGTGATGTATCTGGTCCAGGATCTTCAGCAGACAATGCTATTGTCAGATTTGATGGAACTACAGGAAAGGCAATCCAGGATAGTTTACCATTAGTTCTTGATACTGGAGAGATTCGAACTTACGAGACAGGAATCCAATTCTTAGGCGAGCTTGTAGAAGATGTTGGAACTTGGACGACCCCCACTGGTTGTGAACCCGGAAGCTGGACTAACCCAGCTAATGCGTATGATGGGGATGAGGCAACGAAAGCTGGGCCTCTCCAAGTGTCAGGAAGTTATGGTATTCCTTTTATCTGGACATTTCCTTCTTGTTATTGTACCAAAGTCCAGGTTAATGCAACTGCGCTGAGTAATGTGTACATTCGAGTTTCATACTATGATGGATCCTGGCATATTGCTCAAACAGACATTCTTATTTCTAATACCCCCACGTGGTATGAAGTTGTTCTCTCTGGAGGGGATGTTGTTTCAAATGTAACTAAGTTTAAGGTTGAGTTTAGGAGAACAGGTGCAGAGAGCAAAAACGCATACCTTCGTGAAGGGCAGTACTATGATGTATCTCCAACAAGATTCAAAACAACCCTACTAGCTGGATCCCCTGAGGTGGACACCGTTTATACCCTTCCCCTTACAGATGGAACAAATGGACAAGTTCTTACCACAAATGGGTCAGGGGTTCTGAGCTGGTCATCTGCAGGCGGGTATAGTGATGAACAAGCCCAGGATGCAGTTGGGACAATCCTTGTAGATACAACTTCAGTAGACTTTACATATGATGATGCTACCCCTCAAATTACTGCTGTAGTCCTGCCTGCTGGAGTTAATCATAATGCTTTGCAGAACTACATTGTAAATGAACATATAAATCATTCTGGAGTCTCAATTACAGCGGGATCAGGATTAACTGGAGGTGGTGACTTAACCGCGACCAGAACTCTATCTTTGAACATAAATGGACTAACCGAAGATTTATCTCCGAACGGCACTACAGATTATGTAGCAACTTGGGATGTAAGTGCAGGGATGCATAAAAAGGTCCTTTTAAATAATCTTCCAGGTGGAGGAGGAGCTACAACTTTCTTACAGCTTACTGATACACCGGATAGCTATGACTCAATTGATGCTTTAAGGTTTGTAAGAGTAAAAGCTGATTTAACCGGTTTGGAATTTGCTACTCCAGCGGGAGGAGGGGATGTAACAGGACCCATATCCTCAACGGACAACGCCATTGCCAGATTTGATGGAACTAGTGGAACGACAATCCAGAATAGTTCAATATTGATTGATGATAATGGAAATGTTGAGATCAAATCTGGAACAGAGTTAAGGTTATATGATGCTGATAATAGTAATTATGTGGGGTTTAAAGCTCCGTCTTTATCAGTAAATAAGATTTGGGTTTTACCGAATGTCGATGGGAGTGCAAATCAATACCTTAAAACAGATGGAAATGGGAATCTTGGATGGGCTACTTCGGGTGGAGGAATATCCTGTCAATTTTCTTCGTATCGAGATACTAATCAAAGTATAAATAAGGCTACTTGGACTAAAGTACAAAACAACCAAGAACATTTTGACCCTGATACTGTCTACGATAATTCTGTAAATTATCAGTTTACGGCTCCATCAGCTGGGTATTATATATTCTTTGGAAAAGCGAGCTTAGAGCCTTCAAGTGGAGCAAGAGTTTTGTTGGCGTTTTTTAAGAATGGCACTGAATTTTATAGAATAGCGGATTTACCAGCAGCGTCCACTTATTGGTGCGCTTCTGGATCTTGTATTCTTTATTTATCACAGAATGATTATGTTGAGCTCTATGTATATCAGGCAGGTACTGCATCTTGCTATCTAAAAATGTCATTTTTTGCCGGCTATAAAGTTGCATGATCTTTGTTAGATATATCCGGCTTATGAGCAGAGGTAAAGAAATGGAAGAAATTAGAGAGAAGCTGTTAATACATATTGGACACAATCTATGAGAACTATGATACAATTAAATCAAAATGATTATGTTGAACTTTACATTTATCATTCAAGTACATCAGGACGCAATGTTACATTTGCCGATTTTTGTGGTTGGAGAGTAGTTTAAGAGAGCAAAATTAAATGAAACTTGGTGGAGTACAGCTTGTTGTTAGTAACTTCGAACAGGGGCTTTGGTTCGATGATGATGAAAGACACCGTGATTTTACTGGGTGGGGAATAAAGGTAGCTGTTTATTACGGGCCAATGTCTTGGGAATGGCCAAAATTTTGGAAGTATGGGCTTGGGGATTTGTGGAAGAATTTACTAAATCCTTTAAAGAACCCGCTTGTGGAACAGTTTAAGATCAGAATTCCATTTATTATTGGTCCATTTCTTTCAGTGTGTTATAAGAAGTTCGGGATCTATATTGGATTTAAGCCACACAAAGATTACGAGTTGATCCCTTCAATGCGTATTACGAATGATAGGAGATTTTAATTGTTAGGACGCTTTGGGACATCACTTTTTGCAGCTACAGAATTTCTACGCAGACTCATTTACAAAGCCAGAAGAGTGGCTTGTTTAGGTGACACATCAACTCATGGTGGAGCAATAATCGATTCAAATCAAGATGGGACTTTGAGAGTTAATGGTTTGGTTGTGGCTGTAGATGGGGCCTCCTTTAATTGCCCTATACACGGAATCACTACTGTAGCATCTATTATTAAGAAAACAAGGCAAAATGGAAAACTGGTTGTTACCGAAGGAGCAACGACCGGTTGTGGAAGTTTTATTAAACCCCCCGACAGAAAAGTGTACATGGGTTGATTATGTCCGAGACTTGGAGTGATTTACATCCTGGTTTAATACAAGATGCACAAGGTCGACTGAAAATAGTTACCGATGTAGCTGCTGTTATGTCTTCAATTGATAATATCCTCCGTATATCTCCGGGAGAGTGTGTGTTTTTGCCTCAACTTGGTTGTGGTATACAAGGGATGGTCTTTGAGAACATAACTCCAACTTTGGCTAAGCTTTTATCAAATGAAATTAAAGACAAGATTGAAGCTTGGGACAATCGGGTTTCTGTTGTGGACGTGGGGTTTGATTCTAACCCAGAAAAATTATCAGTAACGGTTGTTGTACAATTTGTTATTAAAGGACTTGCTGGTATTTTTAGGTATGAAGGTAACTTGAAGGGCCTTTCGTTATGAGTAATCAACTAAATTATGCAAATTACAGCTTTGAACAAATAGTTATTCAGTTGCAAAATAGTCTTAAAAAGAGTTCTGCTTGGAAAGATATATACCGTTCTTCTAGTGGCGAAAGATTGATTGAGTTTTTGGCAGCTGTTCTTAACTTAGTGATGTTTTATGCAGAGAGGAGAGCAGAAGAGTCTTATCTTTCTACGGCCCAAAATCGTTCTAGCATTATCAATATCGTTTCATTGCTGAATTATCAGCCCAAACGTAAGACTTCCTCTGCTGGGAATTTGCAGTTTTCTGTAGATTCTCCGACCACAAAAATAATTTATATCCCCAAGTATACAGAATGTCAATCGGTTGAAGGTGTTAAGTTTTTGACGAATGAAGATGCTGCAATTCAAAAAGGACAAACTTCTGTAACAGTATCTTCTATACAGGGTGAGCTTTCGAGAATGGAGATAACCGCCAACGGATTACCTTCTCAAGAATATCTTATAAATAGTACAGAAGTAGAGAACTCGGCCGACACAACTAACCCAACATTGCGAGTTGTTGTGAACGGGGTTTTGTGGTCTTTAGTAACGTCATTTATTGATAGTGGCAGCACTTCTCAGCATTATAGGATAATGAATGAGAAGGATGGCAAAGTAACAGTTTTGTTTGGTGATGACACAAATGGAAAATCTCCAGAATCCGGGTGGACAATACAAATCCAATATATAAAGTCTGCTGGTCTTTCTGGTAATGTTACCTACTTGGACAAAATAACCACTTTGAATGACACAATTTATGATGAGGATGGGGGTTCGGTTTCTGTTTCGGTAACCAACATTAGTTCTTTTCTAGGTGGAGATGATGCAGAGGATATAGAAGAGATTCGTTACGAAGCTCCAAGAGTTTTTAAAACCGGTGATAGGGGGGTAAGCAGAACTGATCTTATTGCCATTCTTGAGAATTATTCTGGGGTTGCTAGCGCAAATGTTTGGGGAGAGAAGGAGGAGGCCGAAGCTGCTGGGGTGGAAGCTGTTGAAGAAATGCGCGGGGTAGCTAAGATTTGTTTGGTCCTTCAGGAATGGGGGCTTCCGGATAGTACTTTCAAAAATACTTTGTCTGAATATTTGTATAATAAATCTACTATGACTGTTAGGTATGTTTTTGTAACACCAGTGTTTTTGAATGCTATACCCGTCTTGGATATAAAAGTAACAACAGGACATTCTTTATCCCAGACTCAAGCAGATGTGGAGGCAGCCGTTGCAGAGCAATTTGTTTTAGGGGATACTACTAAACTAGGAACGGTTGTAAAATATAGTGCTATTCTTGCAGCCGTTCACGATTTGGGTGGAGTTGCTTTTGCCAACATGGTGCTGGAAATTCGAAAAGATTTGGTGAAAAATTATAGCTCCGATTGTGATTGGGG